TATTAGCATAGTATCTTCCATTTGCATCTGCTTGAATTGTTCTACCTTCATCAGTTGTAAAGATATATGAATTGCTATCTACTGATGTAGTAAATGATGTATGCTTAGGCATTGTAATTGTGCCAGGTGTATTTGCTGGGAAGACTTCTATGTTAACTTCTGCTCTAGCTGATGTTTGAGATTTAGGTAAGTAGTTTAAAGTTTTAGCATGAGACATTATACTGTCTCTTAATTGTGCACTGTCTAAAAATGATTCTGATGCAACTTGGTTTAGATAAAAGTTTTGCATGAACGTATTATATGCTAATACGTCCAATAGGACATTTAAGTTTGATCCTACAAAATTATAGTCGTTAAATATACTTTGCGAATCAAGATATGTTTTAAGTTCAGTCTTAATTGCTGCAAAGTCTACGTTAGCTACTGATAGTGCACTGTTAGCCATTTTATCTTACTCTCTCTAAAACGAGGTTTAATTGATTTACCCTCTCACTATTTATTATACTAAACAGAACAGTGACGTTTAATGTATTATTATCTTCGTCTGGTGATGTTTCTACATTTAAAAGATTACATCTTGGTTCGTATTGTTCTATCGTTTCTACTATATGAGTTTTCACCATCATTACTGTCTGTGGTGAAAAATTATCAAATAGATTTTTTCTTACATCACAACCTATAGTTGGTTGAAATGGTCTTTCCATTTTGTCTGTTAATACTAAATTTCTTATAGACTGTTTAACTGCTTCCACATCAGACTTAAGCGATATGTCCTTATTGATAGGATGCGCTACAAGTGAAGTGTTAAAATCAGTAAAAGTTGCCATAATATTATTTATGCCTCCTCTAGCCCAGCTACTTCAATCCATTTTAATTTTAGTAATTCTTCTCTTAGCGGTAAATGCTGGTTCTTAGTATTCTTTGGTGCATTTACAAAATGCTGTTCGTAATCAGTTTTTGGTATACTATGCTTAACTTTGTCTGGTGGAGGTATTGCATTGAATGAAGAATCACGTACCATGAACTCATCAACGCTTAATGATCTTTCTATAGCTGGATCTTTTTGATTAAATTCAATTTCCATGTTGATTGTAAAGTAATTAATAAACTTAGTATAAGCTCTGTGATAAAATTCTTTATCTAAATCAATACCACCGTTTGGCGTTGTCACAGTATTCATTTCTCTTTTTTGTTTATTATAAGCTAGTTGAGAGTCTCTTAATGTTTGTAAATGATTAGATAGTTTTAATTGATCAGCTGCAAATAAATCTGTCGGCTCTTCAAGTTTTGTTTGATCAACTGGTGGACCAAAATCAAATGGTTCAAAATCAAAATCAACTTTTGTTGGATCCAAGTCTAAAATTATTTCAATATTTTCTAATGATTGATCTTTAACTACTGGCACTGTGTCTGTCTTTGGATCAACTTTACCTTCATCTGGTTTTGCATCTTCAGTAGGTGCTAAAGCTGGTATGCCTTTTTCTATTACATTACCATCTATGTCCATTTCCAAATTTGGTACTTGGTTACAAACGCCATCTAACATTTCTGTTGGTGGCTTTTTAAATAATTTATCAGCTACACTACCTATTAAGTTTCCTACCGCAGTCAAGTCGCCAGATGCTAATGCTAATAGTTCACTGTCTTTAGCACTGTTTACTATTTCACCTACCTTACCTAATCCACCTGCTAACTTATCTTTAAGTTTTAGTTTGTCTTGAGTCTCTTTTAATTTTGTACCTGCTGCTAACTTATCTTTATAGTCAGCATTCATAGCATTTAACTCTTTTGAATCTAATCCTATATCATCAAACACTTTATCAAGATTAATTTTATCACCAAACTTCTCTTTCATTTCATCCATTTGTTGAATCATTGCAGTTGGATTGTCTGTATTACTTAACAGACTAGTCATTTGATCTTGAAGTTTGAATGCTGGTTCTGGAATTTCAGGTGCCATACTTTCTAAGTCAGTATCAATGCCAGCTGTCAATCCAGATATCTTATCTTTAATATTAACAGCACTATCAGCTATTCCGCCGACACCAGTACCAATAAGGCTATCTATTTCACCTTTAGCACTTTCAATACCTTCGCTTAGTTTAACTGCACCTGCACTTATTCCGCAATCTTTACTCATTACTTAGGTGCTCCTGTATCTGTTTTCGGACCTTGACCTGCTGTTGGTGAACCTTCATGTGTATGAGTATGTAATACAATATCATTAGATGTAATGTTTCCAGCTGGACCATCAATACTTAGATTGTCAGCATCCATAGTAATTTGTGGAGCATCTATATCTAGTAATCCAGTATTAGCTTTTTGAACCATACCTGTTCCTGCTGACAATACAGTATTAGCTTCTGATCTTAAATTTAACTGTCCATCTGCTTTAACTGTTAGATTACCACCAGCAGCAATAGTTAAATTATTTGCGCCTATCAATTGATAGTTGTCTGGTAGTATCTGTGTCATGTCTGAAAGGTTAGTTCTCTTTTCTTGACCTTTTGTAGTTTTTGTAAATGAACCTTTAATACTTTCTGTGGCATTACCAACAACAGTTTTAATAAAACCTAAACTTACTCTTTCGTTGTGATTACCATTTATTTGTGATGACTTGTCTGAACCAATTTCTTTAAGTTCATTACCTTCAACTTTCTTAGTATAATCTTTTCTTACTGTGATGAGATATTCTCCATCTACTTCTACAATTTTATTTCCATGTACTAGCTCTTTGCTATCACCATCAACTGTAATTGTAAAGTCGCCACCAATGTACATATGTTTATTTTTTAAATCAATCTCATAGCTATCGCCAATTACTTTTTCAATTTGATCACCAGTAGATTGTATTTCTTGGAATGTTCCTGACCTATGATACCAATGTAATCTTTCTGCACCAGGAGTATCATCTACTTCTAATGCATGACCACTTTCTGTATACCATACATGACAGAAAGGATATGTTGAATAATTATTAGTTCCTTCCCACCACTTCTTTAATCTACCTTCACCTGTTCTTGGATGAGGTTCTGTCCAATCATCTCTTCTATCAAATAATGCTTTAACACCTCTTTCAATAACGCTACCGACTGATGGACCTTTAGCTATGTCAACTTCACCTAATTTTTCTTTACCTTCTCTTTTACTAATTAGTACGGCATGCTTCTCTGCATGCTTTCTTCCTCTTGCTAATCTTGATATAGAAGACTCGCCGAGCGTATATGTGTCGCCATCATTCTTAGGATACACACCACGAGGGTCATTGAACCCTTGATTTTTTGCTGGACCTAAATCTGGTTTACCATGCAACGAACCTAATACTAATGGATTTTGAAATTCACCTTCATCTAAGAATATACCAAATACCCAAGTACCTTCTACAATACCTGTTCCTGACATTCCAATACCACTTGTTGATGGATTGCTGCCTGATTGTAATACCATAGCCCATGGTAAATCTCTTGTTGGTATTTGACTCTTGTCTTCATTGTGCACAGAATATATTCTGACCTTAACTCTACCTAATTGGTTAGGGTCATTTCTATCTTCTACTACACCTATGAATGATCTTAGGTTAGTAAATGCTCCTTTTCCACCTTGCATTATCTTCTACCTACTATGTATTTCTTTATATCAGGCACATTTGATCTATAACTTTCTTTGCTACAAGAAAGAGTACAAATATATTTGTGACTCTTAATTTGATGATTTACTTCTGATATAAAGTATTTACCACTAATTTTTTTCTCTTGATCACCAGTTTCTTTATCAGCTGATATCTCTATCATGTCTAAATCTAAGCACATGCCAACACCAAGATCAGAATTTCCAGGTACAACACAGTTCATTTTAACTTGACCTAAGCTGTCACTATAAAATCTTCTTCTTGTTATTGCTGCACCGAAGTTATTATCTCTGTGTCTTTTGCCATCAAGATACTTGTTTATCCATTTAGTATTGTTAATTGTATTAAGAGATTCATCTATTATTGTTGTTTTGTCTAATGATATTGCTGGTTTATCTAAGTGATAAAAGTCTTTAAAGTTGTCTTTAACTGTTAGTTCTGTTGTATCTACCTTTTGATTAATTACATCAATTTCTTTTACAGCTGATGCATATGCACCACTTTTAATTTTATCTATAATATTTTTTGCTTTTGGGAAATCTATGGATTCAATTGTATATTGTCCCTGTACATTTTTTTGATCATCAACTGGATTACCAGGAGAATACTTATATTTTATTGCTCTACTTCTCATAGTTGCAACTAGTTGTTCTAAATTTACGAAGTTATAACCACGCATACTTTCATAAAATTTATAGATAGATGATGAATATGTTGCACTATATGCTCTACGCTCAAACATTTGCATTGCTTCAAATGGTGTCAATCCTGGAACAATTGTAGTTGCATGTCCTGTAGTATTATGAATTCTTAGATTCTTTTTACTGCCTGTCTTCTTTTTTAATTCATTCCAAACAGATAACACGTTGTTTCTCATTGTGCCTTTAAATGATCTGTTAATGTCCATAGTTGATTGTTGAACCCATTCTTCAGACATGCCAAACAATTCATATGCTTTACCTTTACCACCAGAAGTGTCATCTGGCGTGACGTGTACTCTATAGATTCTAAATGAGTTTTTAATGTTTCTATTTTTTTCTGAATGGAATCCTATTTTAAGTTCTTCTGATCCATCTAAGTCTAAGCTGGCTAATCGCTCATCTGCATCTAAAACAATTACTCTACAAGATAAAGAGTTTTGGAAAATACTTTCTGTAATAAGAGCAGAGCTGAATGCTGTTTCTAAATTAAGGGTTCCGTCTTTGTGATTTATTTCTAAGAAATCAATGACTGCATTCTTAGGCTCATATTGTTGTGGACTGTTTTCAGCATCAGGCGGAGTAACATCACCTTCACCCATACCGCCAGTTCCAGCAAATTCTCCTTCTTGGCTAGCTATGGTTCTTTCTGTGACTGTTTCTATTTTTGTACCAGATGCTGGATCGATTTCTGGCGTATCTGTCAATCCTTGTCCTGGGACGTAAATCTGTCCTCTACCCATAATATTATCCTATCATAACTTCGCGTAATAAATTCTTAGCTTTATTAGCAAGTCTTGCATCAATTAATTTAATCTTTCTTTTTGCTTCGTTAAGTTCCATCTCGTGATCGTAAGCATACACTGCTGTATATTGACCAGCAACTATTTTACCAAATGTAGCATTGAGATCATATGTCTCTTTTGTGATTAGTGTTCCTTTTGTGTTATGTTTGTAATGAAGTATCTTAGCTTGTGCAGCTGCAATCGTTCCATACTTTGAAATTAAAAAGTCTCCGAATTGGTTTTGTGGTAATGGCCAATCGTAATATGGATCTAATATATTATTAGCTAAAAAGATTAACCACACTAATTGTGGGTCATCATAATACAGATATGCTATTTGATCTGGTCTCTGGCCATCTTCAATAACATAATCATAGAAAGATGCTGGAGAGCTCATTATTTGGTCCTTAATCTTAGGACGAGACATGATGTCTCTTGCTACCTTGCCTCCATATTCTATTACTGGGAAGTCTGCAAAATAACCTTTACTATGTCTCATTAACTACTCCCTGGCTCCGCATTACCACTTGTTACTGGATCATCTTCAAAGTCTTCACCAGTCCAGATTTGAGTCTCTGTGAATTCCATTGTAATTTCTGTGAACACTGGAGCACCTGTTCCTGCAAAGAACGCTGGTGATCCTTCTGGCGTATAGTTTAAAGATAGTTTTGTAATAGCGCATCTTTTAAATCTATGCATGCTATCACCATCACCAAGATAATATAAATCCACTTCATGTGGAAAGTTCATCATGTAGTTATTTTCTTTACCTATAAACGTTGGATGTGATCTCATTTTTATAATTTTAATAATCTGCTTCAACATATTTGATTCTTCCATGTCTTGTGGATATAACTTCCAAGTGAATTCAAATGTCTTTAGATTAACTTTACTGAATAGTAATGCTGTATGAGGATTATTAATTGTTCCTGTTGAAACAGCAATAGCTTTTTCAACATCAGCCATGTCTTTTTTTACTTGCTGTCTGATTCCGGCTGCACCTAATTCCATTAAGTCTGGTGCTAAGTCTGCTGGATTCATATTAGCAAGTCTTTCTGTTTCTTTCTTTTGACCAGCTGGCGTACCTGCTTTCTTAAAACTATCAACAACATCTGCTATTATATCAGCACCTGCAGCAACTAATGTTCCTAAATCTTCTGAACCATATTCCATTCCATATGCATCTGTTATTGAGGCGGGCATTGGTAAGCAAATTGATTCAGCTACTTTTGCTGCTTCAGACTTATATTCGTATTTGTGAAAGATCATCATAAACTGATGAACGCCAATGTCTTTAGGAAAATGATAAGAGCCACCAGCATCTATTTTACTTTGAATCTTTTTACTAGGTGCTAGACCTCCCTGCATGGATGGGCTGTATTTTCCTATTGGTCCTAATCCGCTCATTTATTCTCCTAAATACCCTTATGGCTTATTCTGGTAAATTCGTTCCCAAGAACCCCGACAAATATAGAGGGGACTCCTCTAATGTTATTTATAGAAGTTTATGGGAATTTAAACTTATGAAGTATTTAGATGACCACAAACAGATAGTACGGTGGAGTTCTGAAGAATTTTGCATCCCATATCGTAGTCCAATCGATAGAAAGATGCATAGATACTTCCCAGACTTCTGGGTTGAAAAGGATAATGGCGACGAATTAGTGATAGAAGTTAAACCAAAACAGCACTTAGTACCACCTAAAAAGCCAAAAAGACAGACAGTAAAGTACCTTAGAGAGATGAGAACCTTTGCAGTTAACCAAAGAAAGTTTGAGGTTGCGCAAGAATATTGTAAGAATAAAGGTATGAAATTTCAAATAATGACTCAAGATGAGTTAGGAATCAAATAATGCCAGCATATTTCTTTGAAGAATTAGTACATTTAACAGGCGAAGAGTTTGATCAGAAGTTTAAATCTATGCAGTCAATGTATAAGACTGAGCAAGGTGATCCAGTTGAAAGGCTCAGAGAGATGGCTGCAGAAACATCAGACGAAGCTCCAAGTACTATTCTATCCGGAGCTGGTAAGACTAGAAGATTGATGGAAGGTAGATTTTATTTCTTTAAGTATCTGCCTAAGATGAGAAACGAATTACCATACTATGATATGTTCCCAGCTGGATTGTGCACAGGAATTAATAGAGAGAAAGGATACTTTAGTATGTTAAACTTTCATTACATGCCACCAAGGTTTAGAGCTGAATTAATGAATGCAATATATCCGTTTGTAATATTTCCTAATGTAGAAGGAAAAGATATTGGTACTTCTATTAGAGCAAGAGTTAATACTAAAAGATTAGATTATAACTTTATGAAGAAAAGAATGGACATGAGAAGTTTCTTGCCAATGTGGAAAAGATATGATTTTAAAAGAGTTGTAGGACAGTTCTTGTACATTCCACCGATTGGTTGGGACACAATTGTCATGCTTCCACTGGCCATGCCTCGTAAGAGTGGCATAAATAGAATATGGATGGATTCTCAAATGGAAAGACGTATGAGAAAGAAATCTGATAGAACTAAAGCAAAATACAAAAAGAGAGTGAAATAATGGACGCAGCAAATTTATGGTATGAACTATCCTACTTAGATGGGATTTTGTTTACTGTATGGATAGGTATTATCTATACATTTAAGAAAGCTATTGATAAGTGGTTTGAGGAAAACAAGAATGGCTAAGATATATAACGTCGCAAAAGATTTGTTTAACCTTGCAAAAGGTAAAGCATTTAGCGGTGAGTATAATGAAGGCGTTGGTGAAGATTCACCTAAGGGCGCATTCAACGTTGGAACCTTCCTTGGTAAAGTTCAAGAAGCCAATGGTCTTGCAAGAGCAAATAGATATCTTGTAGAAATAGATACGCCTCAAGGTGCCTGGGTTCAAAACTCTGGTGGTGCAGGTGTTGTACAATCTTTACAATTCTTTTGTGATAATGTTAATATACCAGGTGCAGCAATCATACCAGTTGACCATAGAAGAAACTCTATTGGTCCATTTGATAGAAGAGCACAAGCAATAGTTCCATCAGAAATATCAGCAAGTTTTATGTTAGATGCTCGTGGAAGAAATTTAAACTTCTTTCAACAGTGGGCTACAAACATTGTATCTATGGGCGGACCAGAGAAAGCAGCTGACGTAACGGTAGATTTTAAAGGTGCAGCTTTTGGTGAAATAGCATATAGAAATGACTATATCACTACAATGAGAATTAAAACATTTGATATGGCAGCACAACATATAAATACAACTACAATGTATGAAGTCTGGCCTTCACAGATAGGTGATGTGACATTAGGCTGGGCACAAAATGATGAAATAGCTAGATTGACTGTAAACTTTCAAGTTAGAAATTGGGTGGCTGAGAATCATCAGTTGCCAGAAGGACAAGATCCGTCTGTATATGCAAACAGAGCTTTGTCCCCAATGGAACAACTTTTAAGAATAGGTCAAACTGGTACAGCATTAAAAGCGAGCTGGAAGAAGCCAAGCAATGTCGGTGACGTGGTCAATTTAGTATCTAACGCACAAACATTCTTAGGATCTTTTGGTGGTAGAAAAGGATAATAATGGAGAAATATTATGGCATTACCAAGCA